TCTCCACACACGATTTTTGGTTGCATGAATCCCTTGCCAGTGACGGCAATAAAAAACTTTTGGGATTCGTTTAAGTTGGCTGGTGGGTTACTGCAATAACCCACAGCCCGATTACTCCACACACTTGAAAGGTTGCTGCGGTGCCGGGTGCCTCCCGGTGCTCTGGTCAGACTGACAGACACCAGAGCGGAGACTCTTAGACTGTATGCAGTTTTTGTCAGTCTTCCGCGCGCGCTGGCCGCATTCACCACAACGAAAAGGACACTTACTCCACGTCTCTAAAGCGTTCGAAAACACCCGCTTTGCAAATGCCCTTATCGTTGTGAAAAAGGGCGGTTAAACAAACCCTGATGAGTAACCGCCAACACAGCAATTCCGTACTCTTAAAACGCTGGTCCGCAAACCACGTTTTCAACATCACACTGCACACTCACCACGCCAGCATCACCACAGCAGACCACATCGGCATCTGGGAATAGACGTAGAAAGGTAATTAGGTCCCGGAGTGTGGTGTTCGACATGTTCTTGATCATCTTCATTCCCGCCTCTTGAGAGATTGCATAATCCCAACACGTAAGAGGCGATTAACAGCTGTACCTCTTTGTTGGGTTTAATGTAGGGTATCCAACAGTAATATGTCAAGTTAGTTTGTAGGATATCCTACATTAAAGGCAAAAAAAAACCGGATTGGATATCCGGCTTAATTTTTAAGAGGGGGATCAAAACTCCATGATGACTTGCTTCACAACCCCGACAATCCGGCAGTTGCCATCACACTCAATCGTTTTGTAATTAGGATTCAGGGGGACTAAGTAACGATGAGGAAAATCCTCAACAAACTTTTTAAGGGTAGCTTCTGAACCGCCATCAATATGGGCAACAACAATTTTTCCATTAATCGACGCCACATCATGAATTTCAGGTTCCACAATGACAATTGAATCTTCAGGAATAGTGGGCCTTCCGTGAGGATTAGTCATTGAATCACCACGAACACGGAGGGCAAATGCTTTATCCGATACTGATGCAGTGGTGTAAAGCCACATAATCGCTTCGTCGCGAGTAATTGCTGGGTCAGTAGCTGTCCAGCTTCCTGCTTGAACCCATGAGATTAATGGAACCTCTTTGGCGCTCACGTTAACAGGTACTAATAATGGGGGTGCTGCCGAATCTCCCTTTCCATTAACCAGCCAATTTGGATCGCATTTGAGAGCGTCCGCTAATGCCTGGAGGTTAGCCCCGTTTGGCTGGTAATCATCTTTCTCCCAGCCTGTAACAGTCACACGATTGACACCGGCCTTTTCTGCCAGTGCTTGTTGCGTGAGATTCAGTTCTTTCCGCTTAAGGCGGATACGTTCACCCATATTTTTCATGTAGGCAATCCTACCAAAATCGTAGGTAAGAATCTTGACATTCATATGTTGGATATCCTACATTAAGTGTCACGCCAACCCATTACAGGAATTACTCTCATGAGGAAGCAGGACGTTATCAAATTCTTTGGAGGGGTATGTAAGACCGCAGCAGTTTTAGGGATCAAACATCCGTCAGTTTCTGAGTGGACGGAAGTAATCCCTGAAGGTCGTGCATACCAGATCGAAAAAATTACCAAAGGTAAGCTGCGCTTCGATGCGTCGCTGTACCAAAAAGATACAGGCCAGACGGCCTAACTGTAACTACCGAAGGAAAATAGAAATGGTAGACACCATCAACACAGCAATTCGGCTGATGTGCAAAGCACATAAAGCGGGTCGTTTAGGTATGGCCGATGACTTAGGCATGACCATCGATCAGTTTCACAATCACATGTACCGCAAGTGTGGCAGTCGTTTCTTTACCCTTGATGAACTCATGAAGATGGAGGAGTTATCCGGTACGGCATGCCTGGCAGATTTTTTCGCGACACGTCACGGGAAGCTGCTGGTGGATGTCTCGGCAGTGACAGAAGTGGATAAAGTCGATCTGTACGACATCGAGATGAAAGCGAGTGCAGCAGCTGGTGAGTTGGCCATAGCAAAGATCGCCGCAGCTTCTGACGGTGTGATCGACAACCATGAACGTAAAACCCTATCCGCACTGTTCCACAAAAAAATGCGTCACCAGATTCACGGCTTCTTGGGTTTTATGGCGTTGTATGGCGTCGGTGTTGCTGAGCATTCAGTAGATATGTTCGTGGCGAACGGCAGGAAAATCGATGCATCAGGCATGCAAATCGAAGTGCAGGAAATTTGAAAATGAAAAAGTTTTTAAGCCCTAAAAAAGTGACACCCGCAGGATTGCAGTCCCCGGGTGTCTGTCGCGATTTTATCAACGTGTGTGGAGAATCAATCGCATGTCCATTGTAAGCCAAAATAGAGCGGTTGGGCAATTCCGTTGCCGCGTTATCGCTGGCGTCCCTGTCTATGAGCAAATCATACCTGTGGCTGGTGGCCCTAACAACTACCAGCCAGCCACGCGTCTGGTAGTTGAGTCTGCCTGGCAGAATTTTTACAGCCGCCCGGCGAAGTCGGAGGTGATCTGATGGAAAACGAGATCATTAAACCCTTTCAGGAACGCTACAAAGACCCACGCGGTGTGATAGTTGAAACTGTCGGCGTCGACGTGGTTAATCATCGCGTTATTTTTATGCGTCCCGGATACCTGCATCCGTGCATGCAGCCCCGCGTTCTGTTCAGTCAGAAGTTCAGGAAGGTGGCGTCATGAGTTTATTACTAAAAGTTAAACCTCTGGTCATCAGCCCCGAACTGGCGCAGCGTATTGGCCTCAATGAGGCCATCGTGCTGCAGCAGATTTGTTACTGGCTGGAAGATACCACGTCAGGCGTTGAACATGCAGGCCGTCGCTGGGTTTATAACACTATTGAAGAATGGACTAATCAGTTCCCATTCTGGTCTGAGAAGACTGTGAAAAGGGCGCTTACGTCGCTAAAGGCTCATGGGCTCATCTATGTGGAGCAGCTGAAGAAAACGCAGCATGACCGTACAAATTTTTATGCGATAAACCATGCAAACCCACTGTTGACCGATGAGGACAAATTGACCCCATCGAAGAAGACAAATTGTCCCCATCGAGAAGGGCAACCTGTCCCTATGGATAAGGTCAGTTTGTCCCGTTCCACAAGGTCAACTTGTCCCACTCTTACAGAGAATACAACAGAGAATACTACAGAGATTACAACAACCCCTTCTTGTCAGGTTGCGCCGCAACCAGACGATGAGTGGTCAATCGTTAATCGCTCACGGGAAGTTTTGCGTCACCTGAACAAAGTAACCGGCGCAAAACACACTGAAGCGCAATCGTCGATGGGCCACATCAAATCTCGCCTGAAAGACGCGTTCACGGTTGTGGAGCTTTGCCTGGTGGTGGATTACAAGCACGCTCACTGGGAAGGCACCGAGGAATACCAGTACATGCGCCCCAAAACGCTTTTTATTCCGGGCAATCTTCCTGGTTACCTCCAGTCAGCCACTAAGTGGGATAAGGCAGGTCGCCCGCCGCGTTCTGAGTGGAGCGCCCTGAAGCGCAATATGCAGCGTGATATCACAGTGATTCCGCAACCTGACAGCTCAGTGCCTCACGGCTTTCGCGGGTAACGGGAGAAAATCATGCTCAACCACGAATCAAAAATTCTTGAATTGATTGCCCGTAATGGCCCGCTGAAGGTCCGCGAACTCTGCAAGCTCACCGGCCTGCATGAGACTTCAGTGAAGCGTTTCATAAAGCCGCTGTTCACCAAGGGGAACCTTAAGCGCTCCAGCGACTGGAGTTATTCGATCAACACCGCCCCGTTACCGGTAGAGAGCGAGAAATACACCCACCTGGTTAAGCAGGCTACAGAACTGGAGAGCAAAGGGTTCTGGCTGCGTGCAACACAGGTATGGCGTCAAGCAATGCTGGTGGCCAAGTTCGATGCATCACGCAACGAAGCCAAAGAGAACTGCGACCGCTGTGCTGTAAGGGGCTCTTTCAACTGTGGCAGCTGCGGCGGACTTGATACAGGCCGTATTGGCGAAAGCTTCCTGAGTGAGAACCGCCAATGAAAGCGCACCTGAAGAGCCACTACGAGCGAAATGAGATTTTCTACCAGGCCATCCGCACAGCTGTCGTGATGATTGCCGCCCTGATTATTGTCCTGACATGGGAGCTGACTACAGCATGAGTACTTTAGCGCGCATTTACGACGACAAGAAAAACAGCGATACCGATATAACCACCCGCAAAACCTACCTGCTGGGCGTCGATGAGCTGTATGTCGAAACTAATTACAACATCCGTGATATCGATCAGACCCATGTCGAGGAGTTCCGCGACGCCTTTATCGCTGGTGAGCACGTGCC